TAATGCAGAAGCGTTAGGTTTGGCCGATATCGATAGACGTATTAATGAGCTGGATAAGTCTAGCAACCAGTACGCTAAGGCAGTACAAGCTATGAGTCATGCACCACAACTTATGCGTGATCCAATTTTTAAATCTGAGTTAGAGATTGCTCCATATACAAAAGATGGGCAACAAATCACAATCAAAAAGCAAAGACCTTATCCAGAATACCATGACCCAATTACTGGCGGACAATGTGTATTCGTGGCATCAGGGGATACAAAGTATACATCAATCGGATTTGGCGGTATCAAAATCTTACCTAAAAATAAGCCTTTAGAGGGTCAGTTAAATAACACTTATATTGTCCGCATGCTGGCAAAAGTTAAGCCAGATATGACGATACATTTAAATAACAATCATCTCGGTAAAGGCAGTACTTCAGCAGGATTTTTAACCTCTAACCAAGGTACTGACAAACCTGAGGAGTACATATTTTATTGGAAATATGGAAACGAATGGGATGTAAAAAATAAAGATGGTCGTGATTGTGGATATGTGTATTTCAAAAACAATAGCAATACATTTAATAATCCAAATTTTATAGCCGTTATTTATAAAATTGAAGTATTCGCAGTCGATGAATACGATAACAGCCTAGATGATGTTAGGAGCTCAATCACTCAACTAGCCGGTAGTATTGACTCTAAGGTAACCAACGCTACAAGTGGTATGGCTACACGCATTACTCAGCTAGATAATGCGATTAAATCACAGGTTATTACCGGTGATAAGGTCATGAGTGCCATTACTCAATACACAGGCGGGACTAGGATTGACGGTCGGTTATTACACGTAACCGGTGACGCTCTGTTTGACAATAACATCATTACCAATAAGATGTTAGCTGCTAAGGCAGTGTCTGCAGATAAGTTAAATGTTACTTCTTTAAGCGCTATCTCAGCTAACCTAGGTGAAGTAACAGGCGGTAAGATTATCGGCGGTACGATCCAAAATAAAACCGGTACATTTAAAGTTGACGCTAACGGTAACATCGTAGGCGCTAATATTACAGGCTCACGTATTGACGCTCAGTCAATCATGCAAGCCGGTTTCAAGATTCGAAACATTGACGTACAAATCTATAAGGTACGTCATGGTGACTGGTGTCCACTACCAGAAGGGTTTAGCGAAGGTCAATGTACGTTTATTCCTGTTGGTTATAAAATGACAGAAGATTATAGTGATGTAACAGGAGGTACTAGAGATGGTCGAGAAAAATGGGATATCGCTAATGGGCGAAGGATTGATTATTGCACAATGTATTTCCAGTCTAATATATCGAGCGGATATCACGATACTAAGCCAACCATTGGATTAAATGGTCGTAAGGCTGTTTGCCAATCGATATGGTATAGTTATTTCAGCAATCGAGACGATAACGGCTATCATAAACATATCTCCTTTGGGGAACTATACGTTCTCGTCATTGGTAAAAAGTAGTGTTACAAACCATAGATTAGACGATAAAAAGGAGGACATATGGTCGAACAAGATTTAACACTCCACGCCGGACAAGACTTTAGTATCAGTTATGTTGTACCGCCAGATAGCGATATGACATTAGGTCAATATAAAGGCGCTTGTAAAATTCGCAAGCGCCCATATGACAATATGATATTAGAGTTACATTCTGTGGTAGAGTCAAAACAGGTAAGGTTTTATATTTCTGGCCAAGAGTCAGCGGAGAAGAAAATAAAGGGTGGCGATTACATCTATGACGCGTTCCTTTATAACGATGACCACTGGCTCAAACTTGGTCAAGGTACGATTACGATCGTGCCGGATATTTCAATGCATGAGTAAGAGGAGGTAACTTATCATGGCTGAAACAACTAACACTTTAACACTTAAATTTGACAAAGAAACAACATTACCATTGTTAGAAGGTTTAGGCAAATCTGCTTATGCTATCGCAGTAGCTCACGGCTTTAAAGGTGATGAGCAAGCATGGTTAGATAGCTTACGTGGTCCTAAAGGTGATAAAGGTAGCGCGGAAGAGACGGCTCAAATATTAAAGAAAGATGGCGAATTTCTCAAAAGCGTAAAAGGTCCTAAAGGTGATGCGGGCAGTGCTGAAAAAGCAGCAGAACTTTTGAAAAATAAAAACGTGTACTTGCCTGACGCAAGCGTAGATACAGTGTTGGCTAAGCTAGTAGAGATTTTAGGCGATACTATCCACGTGGAATTCAAACAACTCGAATACTTCCAACCAGTAGCCGGTCAAGAATTCTTAGACCTTAAAGGGGAACCACACTTTAAGGTTTCCATAAATGGTGGTGAAAAACGTGTATTTGAAAGTGATAACATGCGAGTTCCTATCAAAGCATTTGGCGAAGATGATATCAAAGTATCTTACTTTGACCTTGCAGACCGTGAAGTAGGCGTTATCTCTATTAAAGGTCTGGAAACTACTGTGGCTGATGACACTTACACAGACGCAACAGGTGCAAAATTCACTAAGTATGGTAAGAAATTAGTGCTACGTTTAGCTGACTATCACGAAGGACTCTCTTTCAACTGGCTTGGTAAATGGACTAAATCCGATATCGATGTATTGGAAATCATTTCTGATACGGAAAAACAAATGGTTGATACCGATAGTAACACCAATAAATATGACGGTTTAACATTTATTGTTAAACAGCCACAAAACATTACATTTAGAACCGCAGTAAATCAAGGCACTGTATCAATTACAACAAACACACGCAGTTTTAAAGTTGTCTTAAACGATACATTAACTTGGAACGGTGGCACATACGGAAGCGACCATTTATAATCCATATCTGGTCCTTAGTTAGCACAGAGTAAGGGGGTGCATATCTCATCTGGACTTGGCAGTTTGAGTTGAACGACTTGCTTACGACATTAACTATCGTAGGCATCGTAGCAGGTGCAGGATATCGGCTTTTAATAGTACCGCTATTAGACCGTTTGGAAGCACAACGAATACAGGATAATATATCCTTCACGAGTAAGTGGGATACACTCTTTGATACTCTTAATGAGTTAAAAGAGGATATGAAACTCTCACGTGCTGAACGTGTAAAATCGGAGGCTACCTTCATGATGTTAACCACGAAGCTAGAATCCATGGAAAAGCGAATTAATGAGTTAAGGGAGGAGTTACATGATCATACCACCTCGGCTCATGGACAGCGCTAAGAAAGTATTTAAATCTGTTAGGGTGGCCAACATCCACCCTACAGGCGTATTAGCGACGAGGGCATTAGTCCTCGTCATGCTAGTACCTATTATGTTAGTAGTCATCGAATATGTAATGGCGTTCGCCACAGGGTATGTATCCGATGAAACAGGGAAATTAATTAGCACAGGTATTAACATTATTGACCATATCTTTATACCAAGCGTACTAACTGCCCTTGTAGGGTTCTTAGCACTTTGGATAGATAAGGACGGTAACGGTGTACCTGATAAGCTAGAAGGGAGTAACAATGAAAGTATGTATCAATCCGGGTCACGACGTGAACCTTGATAGTGGTGCAGTTAACCCTCGCACTGGACGTCGTGAATGTGACGTCGCACTCGAAGCCGGTGAACTTCTCCAAACATACCTAAATCAAGCCGGATGTCAAACGGTGCTTGTACAAGACGATGACCTTGGTTACGTCTGCCATGTATCTGATGATTTTGATGCGGATATCTTTGTATCCTTACACTGTAACGCATTCAATACTCAGGCACGTGGTACTGAAACACTATATAAGTCTTTTAATGGTCAACGATTGGCTAATGATATTCAAAGCCAAATCATCCGCAGCATTAACACCGTAGACCGTGGCGTTAAGAAACGTGATGACCTTTGGGTACTCAACGGAACTAACGCAGTAGCAGTTCTCGTAGAAATGGCATTCATCGATAATGACGATGATTTAGAAATGCTTAACAATGACCTTGATACGATTGTCCGTGCTATCGCTAGGGGGATAACAGACTACACAGGAGGCGTATAATGTATGAGAAAATCAAGACTACACTTACTAGCTATCCTAAGCTTTATTATGTTATCGGTGCTATTGTGCTCCTATCCGTCTTTTGCCTCTGGTACATCTTCTATCAGCCAAGTGGAGCAGACTATCAGCGTACCCTTAACACAGTGGAACGAATTGAAAGCCAACAACGAGAAAGCATTAAGATTAATCGAGACATCCAGTCTGCCATTGGCCGAAGCTCAAAGCTTGGTCATGAAGCAAAGGGAAGAATTGAACGAAGCACACAATACAATCACAAAATTGGAGAACGAATTACAAACAGCCAAGGTAGACTTAATGAAGCAAGAAGTTACCTTGAACGAAATGCAGAACTCTTTAGACGTATTGAAGAACAAGGTCGAGAACGACAAGAAAACTATCAAACGTCTACGGATGCAACGCAACCTATCCCAGGTGATAGGGGCGGGAGCGATAATCGGAATATCGATTCGACGATGAAATAGAGGTGATCCAATTATCTCCTGAGCATGAGCAGGTGGACTCACGTGAACATGTTCCAAAATGGAACACGTTGCCATAAATTTTT